TGTTTATTATGGTATGAAAGACTATAATGTCACAATGGGGAATAAATTTTATAAAGAATTACAAGGAATGGGAAAACCGTCCGAAGTTTGGAATAAATATTTAAAGGGGGAATTATCCGCAGATCAGCTTAAAAAATTGACGATATGTTAGAAACATATGCTAAAAAAGCCGGCTTGCTGCAAGAACAAGTTGATATTAAAAAAATGTTTGAAGGTAAAAAGATGTCGCACGTGTACAATGACATAAAAGCATCGGACACTACAATGGCAAATAAATTTTATAAAGAGCTTCAAACTATGGGCAAGCCTTCTGAAATCTGGAATAGCTATTTAGACGGAACTTTAGATAAAGATAAAGTTAAACAATTAGAAGACTTTTTAGAAAAATATTTAAAGAAAGCGGATAAATCTAAAACAATAGTTACTGATGCTGCGCAAGCTACAAAGAAAGTAAAATCTACTGGAGATCCTTTAAAAGATGCTCAAAATGAATTGAAAGCTGCCGAAGAAGCTCTTCAAAAATCTGGAATCAACAATAAAACATTTAGTGGCATTTGGAAAGATGATGTCACTTATGCTGATTACGAAGAGAAAAAAGCAGGAATAGCGAAGAAGAAAAAATATTATGAAGATCAAATAAAAAAATATAGTGGATCGGCTTATGATAATTCTCCATGGGCACCTGGAAAAATAAAAGAATATGAAAAATATTTAGAAGATCTCGAAGATTTTGAGAAAAATGGAAAATTATATTCTGAATATACAAAGACTGTAGAAGAAGCAAAAAAGAAAGTAAAGAAATTTTCTCCTGCTCCAACAAGTGCTACACAGTTTGCCGATGATGCATTTGATGATGCTACTAAAAAAGCTGCTAAAAATTTTAGTAGTAGAACGCCTGCAGATAGATTTCATCGTCAATATCTCGATTCAATTTGGGATGATCTTACTGATGAAGAAAAATATGGAATTTGGGAATATACAAGGAATTCTAATCCAATGAATAAATCATTGTCTGGTTACCACGATGATTGGTATAGAAGTAGTTTTATAGGACCATTGAACACAGATTGGGGACATGAAGATTCTTGGAGAAGCCTTCCTTCGGCATTTAAAAAATTTGGAAAAGGTGGAAACGTGACTTATCATAAAGCAATTACTGATACGACGAAAGCTATTGAAAAGAGTGTTCTTCCTGATGGCGTAATGCTGGTAAGAGGATCTGATAAAGGCGGTTTTGCTGGCATGATTGAAGGCAGCAATTTTAGTTTTGATCAAGCCAAAAAATTATTAAATAGTGGTGATACTGATAAAATCAAAGCAGCATTGGAAGGACAAGTAATTCAAAACCATGCATTTACTTCTACCGGTATTGCATCAGGTACAGGATTCGGAGGGGATATATCATATAAAATTTATGCTCCAGAAGGCACTAAGGCTATTTATGCAGAACCACAAAGTTATTTTGGAAATACAGTAGGAAGCAGTGCTAAACTTTATAAAACCGGCCAATCATATTCTTCTGTTGGAGGTGAAGCTGAGGTCATTCTTCAGCGAGGTACTAAATTTAGAATTACTGAAATAGAAAGTAATTACAACGGGTTAACTGTCCATATGGAAGTAGTGGAGCAGCCAGATTATTTTAAATTTGGCGATGAAGATACGTTTAATGATGGAGCGACTCGTCACAAAAAATGATGTACTTTTTTAGTCGCACGTGATATAATAAGAACAAAATAAAAATGAAAGAAGGGATTTGGGATGGGCAAAAAAAGAGAATTTTCTCCAATGCATTGTGAGTCGCCAAATGTAAATGAAATTTTTTGTAGAGATTGTAGTTTTAGAGATAAAACAACAATTGATCTAGACGGAAAAGAAATTTTAGTTGGAGTAACAAAAGCTTATTGTGACATTTATGTTAAGCCAAATTCAAAACCGACTGAAATTTTATTTCAGCAAGCTCCTTGCGATTTTTATGTAAAAGATGAAGAGGTGACGTGATGGCTGGTATAAAAAAGGTAGGAACTACAGGTGAAGTTGAAGGAGTAGAAATTACTGCTGATAATACGGCCGAAGTCTTATCAAAATTGGGAGATATTAAGACAAAAATATTGACCATGATAGGTATTAAAGCAGAAGGATATGCTAAAAAGTTATGCCCAGTAGGCACGCCTGAAAGTACTGGTAAAAAGGGCTATAGAGGTGGAACACTTCGAAACTCCATTACATTTAATGTTGAAGGGGATGTGGTAGCGATCGGAACTAATGTTGAATACGCGCCATATGTTGAACTTGGTACAGGTCCATATTTCGAACCTCCGCCCGAATGGGAACATTTTGAATCTACAAAAGGAAGTGGAATTGGTAAAGGATATGTAAGGCCCAGGCCTTATTTGAGACCGGCTATTGAAAATCATAAAAAAGAATATGAAGATATTGCAAAACATGAATTAAAAAATGCCTGAGCTTAATTGCTCAGGCATTTTTATTATTTAATGCTGTTATTAAGATCTTTAATTACAAACATGATTGCGTCGTGTTGTTCTTGCCCTGTCATATTATTCCATTTTTCTTTACCGTATACTTTAATAAAAGCTGCTGCGAATTTTTCAAATAACTCTTGAAGTTTTAAATCTGTCATTTCTCTGATCTCCTTTCAATTAAGTGCTTATCTTTATATTCTTATTATATTATGTACTACTATAATTGTATATCTTTAATTGTATAAAATATCTAACAAAATTTGCATTTATTTTTTGTGCACTATTTACTTTTTTATTTTTCCATAGTATAATGAATATGTGGCAGAAGAAATTGCCTGTGATCTCAATAGGTAGAAGAAATTACCCAAAGAAAAGGAGAAAAATATGGCGTTAACAAGAGCAATGTTAAAAGGAATGGGCTTATCTGAAGAACAGATTAGCGCAATTATCGATGAGCATGTCAGTGTAACCAATGCATTGAAAGATCAGATTAAGACTTACAAAGCAGAAGCCGAGCAACTCCCGATCGTTCAGCAGGAATTGGACGAGTTGAAGGATACGGTTAAAAAAGATAATTGGCAAAAGAAATATGAAGATGAGCATAAGGCTTTTGATGATTATAAGAAAGACGTTTCTGCAAAAGAAGCGCTTTCTAAAGTAAAAAGCGCTTATAAAAAACTTTTAAGATCCGCTAAAATAGGCGATGATCATGTTGCTGCAATTATGAAAGTTACTGATTTTTCTAATATGAAAATGAAGGACAATTCTGATGAACTTGTTGATGCTGATAAATTAACAGAAAGCATAAAGAATGAATGGAAAGGATTTATTCCTAAAACTGGAACTAATTCTTCTCCCGTGGATAATCCTCCTAAAAGTGGAAATGATCCGCAAGATAATTCTAATTATGCTAGACAGCTTGAAGCAAAATATAACCAGAATCTTTATGGAAAAGCAAAGGAGAATTAATTATGTCTTTTATTGATGAAAAGAAGACTGGAAAAGTATATGCTCCTGGATATTTTCTTGCTCATGAGGAATGTGTAAGAAAAACAAAGCAGATCGCTCAAGCAGGAGCAACTACTGCAGAAAATGGCGGTAAGTATGTAAAGATGGGTACAATTTATCCGGCGAATGATGCTACAGCAACAGGCATCGTGTATGAAGACGTTGATGTTACAACTGGCAATATGCCAGGATCTGTGGTCCTTAAGGGAGTAGTATATGAAGAGCGTCTTCCAGAAGCGGCGGATACATACAGTTCTGCGACTGTACCGACTGGCGGTAATCCCAAGACGTTAGGACTTTATGAGAGAAGCGGGACTTCTCCCAACTATGTTTACACGCTTACAACGGATACTACTGCCGCTGACGGTAAGACCTATTATAGCTACGATGGAAAGAAGATTGCTTCTGCGGCAAAAACTGCACTTGAAGCAAAAGGTTTTGTATTTGTTACAGAGCCTACAGTAACTAGACCAAATTGGGTATAAGGAGGATATGAAAATGCCGAGATTTGAAAATGACATTTTAGGATTAATTCCAAAAGAAGACTGGCTTAATGTCGGATTTGCAGTAAATCGTCCTAATGATCCGATTGATGGTCTTTTTGGTGATGAAAAAACAGATAATCTTGTAGCAAGATGGGAGTCTATTAGATCTGAATATCAAATTCCTATGATGGCCCATTTCCATGGATTTGATACTGAAGCTAATACTACTTTTAGAATTCCGATCGATACTCAGAATATTGAAAAAGGTCTTATTAAAGTTAAGATCAATCAGTCTGAAAGATTACGTGCACTTACTAGATCTGGTGTGCAGAATCCGCAGATGTATGAGTATGTGATGAACGACGGCATTCGCCTTGCTGATCAAGTATTTACTAGATCTAAGGTAGCAAAAAATGAGCTTCTTGCAACAGGTAAAGTTACTATTAAAGAAAATGATCTCGATCTTACTGTAGATTATGGTGTACCGGAAGACAACATGGGCTTTACTCTTGATTTTTCAGATGGAGCAACTGAAGATATTTCTTCTCAGCTCCAAGAAATCATTGATGCTGCTGAAAACGCAGGAGTAATTATTACTGGAATGGTTACATCAAAAGTAAATATTACGAAATTTAGAAAAAATGCTGATCTTCAGACCTTAATCAATGGTACCAGTGGAGTTGGTCAACTTATTAGAACTGGAGATCTTCGTGCATATCTTCAGGAAGAATTTGGTATTGCAAATATTATTACAAATGATCTTACCTATGGAGCATCTGCAGAAATTGGAGCAGATGGACGTCCTTCCATTACTACTAAGCGATATTTCCCGAAGGATAAGATTACATTTATTGCAACTAATCCAGGTGGAAAACTTGGAACTGGTCTTTGGGGAGATCCGCCTGAGTTAGATGTTGCGGAAATGCTGAAAGTAAATACAAGTGGAGTTTCTCCATATGTATATATTACTCAGTGGACAGAAAAAGATCCGGCAGTAATTTGGACAAAAGCGTCTGCGTTATTTATGCCAGTGCTTTATAATCCTAACTCATTGTTTAGTGCAACAGTAGTCGAATGAAACTAATTCTTGTCGGTCGAATTAATTGACCAATTAATAATCATTTTCTTTTTTGTATACCAAAAATAAATCCTTCCCTTTATTTATAGATTGAAAAATTGAACTGGGTTTAAAATAATCGGCCGACAAGATTAGTATATAGGAGAAAA